AAAGGTCGCGTCCATGGTGAAGAAGCTCGGCGGGACGGAGAGGACAAAGGCGGACGTGAAGGGCGACGCCCTGCACATCACGGTCGTGAACTCCAAGGGCCAGAAGTCGTTCAACGTCGACATGACCAAGAGCACGATCACCGTCTACCCACGCAGCCAGACCGGGAGGCTCAGCGACGCCGAGATCTCTCGGGTGAAGTCCATCGCCAAGGCTTCCGTGCCCAAGACCACCGAGATCGTCGTGAAGTCCAATTCGCAGGCCTACGTCGTGAAGCTCATCAAGAGCGGCTTCAAGGTTCTCGCAACCACGGCCGGCGCTCTCGTCGCGGCGTACGTTGTTCCAACGGTCGTTGACGTCGCAGCCGGCGATATCGCGCACGCGGTGAGAACCCGCAGAGGGAAACGCTGATGCAGAGCGGCGACAAGTGCCCGAGATGCACCGGAAGAATGCGGACACGCACGAGCAAAAAGTGCGGTGACGAGCAGGTCCGCTATCTCGAATGCCCTCTGTGCGGCAGCCAGGCACGATCGATCGTTCCGTCCGCCGAAGTCTGGAGACGATCGGCCGGCGTGAAAAAAAGTTGTATCGTACAAAAATAGTCTCTTCGGGCTGTCGCTTCCTTTTGCATAGGTTGAACGTGTCGCCACAAAGTTGGCTTCACGAATCACAACCGCAAGGAAGCATCTCTCATGGCAGCGTCGAACAAAGTCAAGGCTCTTCTTGACGAGCTGGCGTCGGTCCTCGCCGAAATGGGCGCGATGGGCGACGAGCAGCCGCCCGCAGCCGAGCCCGCCGGCGACGAGTCTCAGATGCCCGAGAACCCTGAGAAGTCGTCGTATGACGAAGGGGCTGAGGAGCCCGACGAAGAGGCCGAGATGCACAAGCAGAAGAAGCTCCGCTGCCTCTGCGAACGTGCCGAAAAGCTCCGCGACAGCATCAAGTTCTACGAGGGCGTCGCCGCCCGCGAGCTGGAGATGCGATCCGTCATCGACAAGGCCGCTCCGGCCTCTCCGTCCAATGCAGCCAACACCCAGAAGGAGACCCGAAGCGTGTCGATCTACCACAATCTCCCGGGGGCCGGTCGGCTCAAGGGCTTCAAGGGCGGCAACGCCGAAGAGCGGGCCTACCGTGCCGGCATGTTCTTCCGGGCCACTCTCGCGGGCGACCAGACGGCCGCCCAGTGGTGCCGTGAACACGGTGTCGCCGGCGTCGAGAGTCGTGCCCTCGGCGAGAATGTCAACTCGCTCGGCGGTGTGTTCGTCAACGACGAGATTCTCAACGAGATCATCGTCCTTGTCGAGCAGTACGGTGCCTTCCCTGCCGCCGCTCGCAACGTGAACATGGCGTCCGACACGCTCATCGTTCCTCGCCGCGTCGGTGGGCTCCAGGCCTACTTCGTCGGTGAGAACACGGCGATTCCCGATTCCGACGCCACCTGGGACCGCGTGCAGCTCGTGGCCAAGAAGGTCGCCGTCTCGAACCGGATGTCGAGCGAGATCCTCGAAGACGCGTCCGTTATTAACCTCGGAGACTATTTGGCAACGGAGACTGCGAGAGCCATCGCAATCCTCGTAGACCGAGTGGGCTTCGTCGGAACCGGCGCCGGAAATGACGGCGGAATTGTCGGAGCGGCCACGAAGCTCAACGACGGCCAGCACAGCCAGTCACTCGTGACGGCCGCAGCCGGCCACGTGAGTCTGGAAACGCTGACCATCGACGACTTCATCGCTGCGGCTGGCCGAGTCCCCCTCTTCGCCCGCGCCAACGCTCAGTGGTACTGCTCGCCGGCGGCCTACTCGTCCGCTGTCCAGCGGCTCGGGCTGTCGAGCAATGTCGGCACCATGGCCGGCGGCAACACCCAGGACAACCTGACCCAGGCTCCGGAGCTTCGGCTGCTCGGATACAAGGTCAACTTCGTGCACACGATGAACAACACCCTCGGGAGCGATCCCGGTCAGATCAAGTTCATCCTGGGCGACATGTCGCTCTCCTCGATGTACGCCACGCGGCGTGGCCTCCAGCTCCGCACGTCGGTCGACCGCTACGCGGAACTCGACCAGACGCTGCTCGTGGCGTCGACCCGGTTCGATTGCGTGACTCACGACTGCGGCAGCAACACCGTTGCCGGCCCGATCGTCGGTCTCCGCACGGCCCTTGCCTGATCCTGAGTCTGGATACCACACACACCCCTCCCTGGAGTAGATAGAAGTGAATCACCTCGAAGGCACGAAGTCGGCCACCAAGATCTCTGCGAGCGTCGCCACCAACGCGACTCACTCTCACGAGATCGACACCCTGGGATTCGAGTACCTGTCGGTTGACGTGGCGATCTCCCCGTTCGCCACGGCCACCGCCTCGTACGCGAGCGTCCTCAAGCTCCAGCAGAGCGACACCGCCGGCTCCGGCCAGGCGGACGTCAGCGGCATGGCGGCTGTCATCGGGGCCGGCTCGACCACGGGGGCCAACGTCGGCGCCGTGGCTCGGTTCAACTTCGATCTCAAGGGAGCCCGTCGGTACGTGACCGTTGTCTGCACGCCCGGTGGGACCGCCGCTGTGGCGGTCGCCTCCTCGGCTCGCCTCGGACGGGGCGTCGATATGCCGATCACGGCCAGCGGTGCCGGAGTCAACAGCTTCGTCAGCGGCTGATCACGGTCCAATTTCCATGCTGTAGGAGGTATGGAGACAGTGCTCGATGCGAGTGATCGTTGGCAATGTTGAACACGACGTGAAGGTTGCGGCCTGCATGTCGGTTCCAAGACTGGGCTTCCAGGACAACTTCTTCTGCGCCTTCTCGGCATTCAGTCCCCACGGTGTGAATATCACCAAGGGGACTGGTGCTTTTTGGGACCAGACGATGACCAGGATCCTGTCCGACCTCTCGAAGGAAGAGGCCGGAAACGATTTCGTGGTCACGATGGACTACGACAGCGTCTTCGAGCCGGACTGCCTGACCAGGCTCTTCTCGGCGATGCTGATCAGCGGCGTCGATGCGATCGCCCCGCTTCAGACGAAGAGGGACGACAAGACGTTGATGTTCACGCCGGCAGGCATGACGGGGAACGGCCCGACGGAGATCACGCTCGATCCGGAGTGGTTTACAAAACAGGCCCAGCCGGTCGACACGGCCCACTTCGGCTTGACCATCATCCGCACGGCGGCCCTGCGTCGGATGAAGAAGCCGTGGTTCATCGGCGTGCCGAACGAAGAGAACGACTGGGGCGAAGGCCGCGTCGATCCTGACATATTCTTCTGGCGCAAGTTTCGAGAGGCCGGCAACACCGCTGCGGTGTGTCCGCAGGTTTCGATCGGTCATGCGGAACTCGTGATCACCTGGCCAGACCAGAAGCTCCAGGCGATCCATCAGTACCCGACTCACTTCTGGAACGACGGCGGACGGAGACCACCGGAGGCGTGGGGATCCGAAGACCATTCGAGGAAGAGCGGCAATGGTTGACAAAGTCAAGATGCTGAAGGACTGGGGCTGGAACAAGGCCGGAGACGTCGTCGAGATCTTCTCGCCGATGGCTCGACAGTGGGTGTTCGACGGCATCGCCGAGTACGTGAAGGCCAGCCGCTCCGAGCAGAACGTCGTCGAGGCCGCCGTGGCCCCGACCGCGAGCGTGGAGTACGCGACAGAGCAGAACAGGGGCAAGCGACGTTGAGCCGCGCCTACAGGTACTACGAAATCACCCAGCGAGGGAACCTCCGGTACCGGTCATTGACCCGGGCGGCCGGCCCCCTGGTTGAGCCCGTGTCGGTGTCGGAGGCGAAACAGCACCTCCGCATCGACCGCGACTTCAACGATGACGATTCGTACATCCAGGGCCTGATCACTGCCTCGCGGTTCTATGCAGAGACCTACTGCGACCGCACTTTCGTCCGGTCTCAGTGGCGGATGGCTCTCGACGTATTCCCCCCGTGGGACATCGAGCTGCCGCGTCCTCCGATCTACCCGGGCGACACGCCGGTGGTGACGTACATCCCGTCCAACGCCGTCTACGAGCCGATCCCGTACGACAACTTCAGGATCGATCGCGACTCTACGCCGCCGTGCATTCGGCCGCAGTGGAACCTGTACTGGCCCTCGGCGAGAGGTGCCGAGAACGACGTGATCGTGACCTGGTGGGCCGGCTACGGCGACGGCGCCGACAGCACGCCGCAGCCGGTGAAGAACGCGATGATGTTCATGCTGGCTCATTGGTACGGCACACGCGAGGCGGTCGTCCAGGGGGCGATGAACCCGGTGCCGATGGCGGTCAACCTGATGCTCGGGACGATCTCCTGGGGGCAGTACCGGTGAACTTCAGGGCCGGAGAGTGCCGCGAGTCAATTCGCATCGAGCAGCCGGTCAAGTCGACGAACGCCTACGGCGAGGTGACCCAGACCTGGGCCACATTCTGCACGCGGTGGGCCAAGATCGAGGGCAAGCAGCTCGACGAGTACGTCAACGGCGAGCGTGTCCGCACGGTCGGGACCCACATGGTGTCGTTCCGTCCGTTCACGAACGGCCTCACCAACGACATGCGAATCGTCTGGGTCAGCCGATCCCCGAGCCGGACGCTCGACGTCGTGAACATCACGGAGATCGGCAACCGCGAGGGGCACAAGCTCACCTGCAAGGAGCAGTCCTCGTGATCACGATCAGGCTCGAAGGCGTCGACGAGGTCTCTGAGTCCGTGCTGGCCATCGCCGAAAAGATGGGCATCGCCAGGTCTCTGGAGGCGGTCGCCGAGCGGTTCGAGGACAGGCTCCGCGCAGCCACGCCGGTCGGCTTCAGCGGAGACCTCCCGTCGTCGGTCATGTCGTTCCCGAACGACGACGATCTCCGTCGGCTACGAGAAAGGCGTCGAGACGGCCGGCCCGAAGAGCGTTCTTCGCCCCGAGCCACCGACGCGAAGAAGCGTCCTCTTTTCGGCCCAGTCGAAGAGGAAGCGGTGGATCACCGCCGGCGAACTTGAAGTGATCATGGAGGAAACCGCCGAGTCGTTCTCGGGCGAGGTCCTCGAAATGATGTCGAAGGGAACTCGCGATGTCGGCGTCTCCTGAAATCCTCATCCGCGACAGGGTCGCGTCGGCCGCGCCGACCGCCGGTGTCTACCCGGTCATGGCCGTCCAGAACGCTCCGTTCCCGCTGATTGTCTATCGCCGCACCGGCACCAGGCGGGAGAAGGGGCTCGGGGGCACGTTCCCCGTCCCCGTCGGCACGTTTGCTGTCGCGATCGTGTCGGAGTCTTACTTCGAGTGCAAGGACCTGGCCACCGCTGTCAGGGGATCGCTCAACAACTTTACGGGTGAGGGCGGAGGGGCGAAAATCATTACATCGGCCCTAGCGTCAGAGAGCGACAGTATGGAGCCTCCGCTCGAAGGTCGTGGCAAACCGCTTTACCGAGTCGACCAGGTGTACGAGATCAGATTTCAGGAATAGTCCTAGGAGGGACTGACACATGCCTTACGAACCGTCGCAGGGGATCAAGTTCGCGTTTGGTGGGACCGTCTTCACCTGCATGTCCATCCAGGCGTCCAAGAAAACGCCCGAGATCGACGTCACGGGGCTGGAGTCGCCGAACGGTTCGTACCGCTCGTACCGCCTCGGGCCGATCCGCGATGGAGACGAGCTGTCGATCGACTTCATGGGGCTCACGCTCCCGCAGATGACCGCGACCGGCCAGATCACCTGGACGATCGACGGCAGCGGCTCGAACGCCGCGTTCACGGCGGGCCTCCCCACGGCGGCTCTCTGCACGTCGGCTCAGGTCTCGGCCAAGGTCGGCGAGCTGATCTCCGGCAACGCGACGTTCCGGCTCACCCTCAACTGACACATGCCATTCATCGAGCCCCGCCCGAGCACTGTAAGACTTTTGTGGGGCTCGATTGAACTCCAGGCAACTGGAATGCAGTACAGCCGGTCCGCCGCAGGCGAAGTCGACATCACGTCGATGGGCATTGTCGGTGGGTCGGCTGAGACTGTCGTGCAAGACGATTTCGATTCCGGTCACGTCATGGTCGTCAAAAGCATCGACTACGGCGTTCTGGACCCGGGCAGTTTGAACATTGACTACTACGACGTGGGGCAGCTTACGGAAGCACACGTCGGAATGAAAAGACGGCTGGTTGTTGTGGGGTCGCCGGAGGACACGGCCCCAGCTCGCCTCGCGTTCCTTTCGGAACTCGGCAGCCAGTACAAAGTCGGCGAGTTCGTACTTGGAAACGCGACGTTCAAGTTTACAGATCGATAGTTCTCCAACGTAGAGGCAGAAGAAGATGGCGATCCTGACGAAGGGCCAGATCCTGGCCGCGAACGACAAGAAGCTGATCGAAGTCGACCTTTCGGGCGACGGCGAGTGGGGCGGTTCGGTGATGATCCGCGTGATGAGCGGCGCCGAGCGAGACCGGTTCGAGTCGGACTTCGTTGGCGGCAACAAGTCCGTCGACAACGTCCGGGCGAAGCTCGTCGCGAAGTGCGTGTGCGACGCAGACGGCGAGCGGCTGTTCTCCGAGGCGGAGATCCCGCAGCTCGGCGAGAAGTCCGCCGCCGTGCTCGACAAGCTCTTCTCGGCGTGCATGCGGCACAACCGGTTCACCAAGGAAGACGTCGACGAGCTGGGAAAAGCCTCCTGAGCAGGCCCAGGAGACTGTTCGAGTTCAAGCTCGCGCTTGCACTCGGACGGTCTCACAGGGAGCTGCTCGAAACGGTCGATGCGGCTGAGCTGGCGGAGTGGGAAGCGTTCGATTCGATCATGCCATTCGGTGACGAGTGGCGGCAGTCGGCAAGGATCGCCACCGTCGTCTGCACGGCATGGGGCGCCAAGAACCTCGATGAGGAGATGCTCATGCCTTCCTTCCGCAAGCGACAGCAGACGCCTCTGGAGATGATGGCCGAGTTGGCGAAAGCGAAGAGGTGATCGATGGCCACGATTGGCACCATCACGACCGTCTTCGATTCCGACCTCAGCGGTCTCCAGAGAGGAACATCCGACGCGTCGTCGCTCCTGAGGGGCCTGGTCGCCAGCGTCGAGCAGATCACGGATCAGCTTGAGCTTGCATCCGAATCGACGGTGGCCGTCAGGGCCGCAGTCGACACGAGCGAGGTAGAAGACCTCGGCGAGGAAATCGAGAGGCAGGCCCCGACCGTCCACGTTCATGCCGATGCCTCGGAAGCCGTCGCTGAAGCGTCCCGGGCGAGCCAGGCCCTCGCCAGGATGCGGGAGACGTTCACCGAGATTGCAGCCGCTGAGCAGCCGCTGAGCGGCATCTCGGACACCATGCGGGCCGTCGGGGGGGCAGCCACCGCAGCCGGGGACGCCATCGAGCTTTCCGTTTCGGGCGGGAGCTGGGAGCGATCGTTCGAGGCTGCGATCGTAGCGGCCGGACGATACCGTGTCGCCTTGGCCGCCGTAGGCACCGTGGCGGCCAGCGTCGCGGCCTCAACGGGAGGCTTCACTTCCGTCATCCAGGCGTTGCGAGGAGACGTGACAGCCACCAGGGCAGTCATAGCAAGCCTCGGTGGGTCCTTGTCCGGCCTTGCAGCAGGCGCTGCCGTGTACGCGGCCGCCATGGGCGTTGCGAGGTACGCAACCGCCGGAATGAACGAAGAGGCTCGCGGCTACGTCGACAGCGCCGTGCAAGCCGCTGCGGCGGGGACTGCGTTGTACGCCAGCACGAGGGCCGCCGCCATCGGGCTTCGGGCGTTTCGAGAAGCGGCAGGCGACTCTGGCGGCATTGCCGGAGTAGTGGCCGGCGGATTCCGCCGGATGGGCGAACAAGCGAGAGCGACTTCGGGGCCAATCGGCGACGTCGCGGGCGTTCTTGGAGATCTGTTTGCGGCCATCGAACTCGTAAGCGTGGCCGCCGACGACCGGGCGTCTTTGAACACCTGGATTGGAACAGCCCTCCGGCTCGGCGCAACTTCCGCAGTTTTTGGCGCGTTGACGGGCGCCGTCTACGGCTTGGCCAATGGAGGCATGGGGCCGCTCGCGGGAGCAGTCTCCGGAGCGTCCGCTGCGGTAGAGAGGTTCGTCGGGATCCTTCCGTCGATCGCCATCTACTCGGCCGCTGCGGCCGTCGCCACTGGTCGCGTGCGTCACGAGATGCACCACATGGCCGGCGAGATTGTCTCGATTCGCAATATGGCAGACCGATTCGGCATGGCTACCCAGCAGGTCGAGGAGCTGCGTTACGCGGCGTCGATCGCCGGCGTGAGCATGTCGCAGCTTGCGAAGGGCCAGCAGCAGTTCTACTCGTCTCTCTCGAAGATTCGCATTGGCCAGATCAACACGGAAAATGTACGAGAGGCGAAGCTGGCTTTTGACAAGCTCAACATCTCCGTGGCAACCCTGAAGGCAGAGAAGCCTCACGAAATCTTCGAGATGGTTGCCGAGGCCCTGAACAAGATCGAGGACCCGGCCGACAGATCGGCCATCGCGTTCGATCTGTTTGGAAAATCCGGCGTCAACATCCTTCCGGCCCTGAAGAACATCAAGAGGGCCAAGGAGGAGGTCGAGAGGCTCGACGTCACGACCAACAGCCTCGATTTTGCTCGGGGCGAAGAGATGGCTGCTTCGTTTTCAAGGCTTGAACGGGCTTCGGCAAGTTTCGGTGAGGCAGGCCTGACCGGCTTCCTTGAGCTTACCGTTGGCATCAACAACTTTCTCGCGGACGTTTTGGGCGGCTTCGCCACGCTCAGTCAGAACTCTGGCTCTCTGTTTGCCGACATGACGGAGCCCCTGGCTCAGGTGATCGAGGTGTCCGGTCGAGTCATAAACATCCTTGCCCGCATGGCCGCCGCGTTGATGAAGGTCACCGCCGCGCTGTCGAACTTCCCCATCGCCGCGAGGCTCGTCCAGGTTCTCGGAGAGTACGCAAGGCAGGCGATGGTGCCAATCGAGGCGCTCGCGGACACTCTCAACGAGATTGCTGCGATCACGTACGACTCAATGGTTCCAGAGTATTTCTCCGCCGTTGCCAAAGCGACAAGCGGCGCTGCCGAAGGCGCCGAAGGCGCCGCTGAGGGGATGTCGCCCCTGGTGAAAGCGATCCAGGAAGCGGCAGTCAACTTTGCGATCGGAATCGCGTCAGCAGCCGCGTTCACGATTGCGATGATGCCTCTTGCCCCTTTGTTTGGAGGCCTTGAGGCAAGGCTCTGGACCTTAGCCCAAGCGACTTGGACTTGGATCAGAAGCCTCAGCGTGGGCTCCGTCATCCAGGGGGCAGTCCGGCTCATTCGGCTCCTCACCATCGATCTCGTTCAGTTGGCAGCGCAGGCGCTTCTCACGTCGATCAGCTACGTCGCCGCGATGGTGCGAATGGAGGCAGGAAGCGGAACTCGCATTCTCCTTACGATAAGACGTTTCGTGATGCTGGGCGCCACGATGGTGTACACGCTCGTCACCACGACAGCCATCGCCGTCGGGCAGTTCCTGCTCGGGATGGCCAGGATGGTATTGTCAGTGAACATGGCGTCGATTGCGATGGCCGCGTCCTGGGTTGTTGCGACTCTCGGCATCGGGCTTTTGCTGCTGGCCGCGTACGAGATCTACAACAACTTTGACGCCCTGACTGACTATTTCTCCAACTGGCAAGAAAACCTCGCAAAGCTGTTTACGTTTGATGGAATGAGGGAGGCTATCAAGGGTATCGCCGACTACTTCAAGGGAATGTTCGTTGGCGCAGTAAATGCCACCATTGGGTTTTTCGGAGGCATGGCAGGAAGAATCGCAGCCTTGTGGGGAGGGATCGAAGAGCCGAAGGCAATCGACTCCGCAAAAGCCAGCGCCGAGGACATTGCAAAGAGCCGACAGGAGTACGCGGACGTCGCCGCAAAGAAGCAGAGAGCGATCAACGATGCGGGGTCGCAAATTGGCGCCGTCTTTGGGTTCGAGTACGAATCGGAACCAATCAAGAGGTTCGTGGAGGACCAGGAAGAAGTCAAAGCTGCCGTGGGTCGGTCAAGGGACTCGATGGACGAGCTGTTCGTCGAGTCGGGCAAGTTTGGCGACAAGGCGGAAGAGGCGTCGCAGAGAGCACTCAAAGAGTTCAACAATCTCCAGGAAGAGTTCAGGAAGTCTCCAGAAACAGGCAGTCCAATGTCTCTGGAGGAGTTCGAGAAAAGGGCCCAGAAGATTGCCGAGGAGACTAGGGAGAACTTCACGCTGTTCTCAGACGAGGACGCAGCAACAGCCCTCAAGAAAAACCGAGAGTTCTTCAAGAGCCTCAACAGCTCCGTCAAGGATTTTGCGAAGTCTGCCCGCGAGGTTTCGTCTGGAACGATTGTCGAGGGGCAGTTTTTCCCAACCTCCCAAGCGATCAAAGAAGAACTGGCCCGTGTTCAGGACGAATACGAAAAAGCGGTCGCTGACATCCAGAGGAAGAAGCAGAAGGGCCAGTTTGGGTCCGGAGAAGCCGGCGACGAGAACGCTGCCATTGCCGTTGAGGAAGCCCAGCGAGCCCAGAAGCGATCGATGGACGCCATCGGCAGGGACACCGGCTTCGCCGACGAGATCCGCAAGAAGCTCGAAACGGCGTTTCTGTCCGGCCCCGAGAAGCTCGAAAAAGAACTCGAAAAGATCGCCGACAACAAGTCCCTGAACAAAGTTGAGGCGGCCCTGGCGGCTCAATCCGCGAAGAAAGAGTACGCGGAGGGACTGTTCGGAACGAGCGTCGGCAGCGAGTTCAAGGACAAGTCGAACAGCGTTCAGTTTCTCGACCAGTCGAGACAGCGGGGCGCATCGCTGTCTCTGGCGGCCGAGGGACGGTCAGCACTCGGGCTCGACGAGGACCTTGGCAACACCATGGCGATCGGCGTCGAGAAGATCAACGACATGTTCGGCCAGGCCGGCAAGTCGGTGAACGACGCCAGGGCGGCCCTGGCCGGCATGCCAGGCGATCTCGCCCTCTACGACGAAGCCATTGCGAAGAACCGCGAGAAAGTTCTCCAGTCGGTCGGAGTCGAAAAGTCCGGCATCGAGAAGCTCAAGGAGCTGAACCAGAAGCTCGCGGCCGTCGGGGCTACGCAGACCGAGACGGACGAAGCGATGCGGAAGGCCACGGAAGGCTTCGTGTCGTCGCTGGGAGTCACGAAGACCCCGCTTGAGGATTTCCAGATCGCTTCCTCGAACATCGCAGAGCAGTTCGGCATGGCCGGGCTGTCTCTCGACCAGGTTCGCATTCGCCTCAACGGAAACGCCGCACAGCTTGGCCTGTTCGAGCGTGCCGTCAAGGCCGCCAACGAGGGGCTCCTCGCGTCGGTGGGGATCGAGAAGACGCCGGCCGTAGAGTTTGCGGAGATGATGAAGAAGATCACGGAAGCCGGCGGGAATCTGACCGCTGAGCAGAAGCAGCTTGCCGAGTCGACCGCGAAGCGAAAGCGGGACGAAGCCCTCGGGGCCGGCGAGACGTCGGCAAACTTCAAGGCCAGGTTCGACGACCAGCAGAAGCGGCTCGAAGAGGCCTACGGCAAGGACGGCAAGAACGCCCCAGAGGAGTTCGCCGCCGGCATGCGGGCCCTGATGAAGACGCTCCCCGGCGGCCAGGACAGCCCTCTGGTCAAGTTCCGTGAGGATCTGGCCAAGCTCAACGCCTCGGGGATCGGAGGCCGCGAATACGCCGAGCGAAAAACGTCGCTCCAGGCAGAACTTCAGGATTCCCTTATGCCCGCCCTTCAGTCGGTGATGCCAGACCGCCGCCAGGCGGAGGGGGCCGACACCCGCAGCAAGGCCGGGGTCGACACGTTCTTCCGGATCCTTCGCGGAAACGACAACCCGTCGCTCAAGGCTCAGCTCCAGGTCGTCCGGAACACCCGCGAACTCGTCGAGGCGACCAAGGACAAAAACGCCGCGCCGGTTATTGCCCAGCTTGGGAGACGGTGATGCCAGTCGTTGACGCTCGTGAAATGTTCCGTGGCCGATCGAGGCAGACGTCGTACGGCGACACGCCGGTCTACACCCGGATCTTCCTGGTTCGAGTCGACGAACTGGCTCCTGACTTCCAGGAAATCAGCGAGGCACCTGGGGTGTCGTGGCTCGATCCACACCCGGAAGACTCCGAGGCGGTGCTGATTGAGTCGAACGTGTCGCAAGACGGCGACTCCCCTTTCCACTACAAGGTGTCGTTCACCTACAAGACGTCGGACGGCATCGCCCAGGTTCCATGGGATCGACCGTTCCTCTACTCCTTCTCCGGGGGCCTCGCGTCGGCCCCCGCGTTCTGGTACTTCAGCGGCGGAGACAGCGACAACGACACCAAGGCGATCATCCACAACACGGCCGGCGACCCGATCGGCGGCCTCGACCGCGACGAGGGCGAGTTCCAGGTGACGATCACGGGCAACTTCCCTCCTCCGTTCCCGTACGGAAAGGCCCAGCTCTACGTCGGAGCCATCAATTCCGACACGTGGAGCGGCGGGGCGCCGAAGACCTGGAAGTGCATGTCGATCACCGCCAACCGGAAGATCGAGTCGATTCCCGTCTACGGGAAGGTCATCTACTACGAGGTCAACACGACTCTCGCGTACCGGAACACCGGGTGGGACCTCCAGACGTGGGACGTCGGCTTCAACCAGATCATCGGCGGGCAGCGATTCAAGATCCTGTCGTCCGACGGGCCGGTCAGCGAACCGGTTGCGCTCCAGGGAGGATTGGCCAAGACTCCTGGCCTGCCGCCGAACCAGTTGACGTTCAGGATCTACCCGATGCGGACGTTCGCTGACACATTCCCCGAGATCCCCGACGCGAACCCGAACAACGCGTCTCTCCCTGGTCCTTCGTGGGGATACTATCAGTGACCCAGTACGGCGCCACACCGTCGCAGAATACCGGCGTGAACAACGGTGACGCTCCCAGTCTGTTCACGCTGTCAGATGCGGCCCGGATCAACACCGCCGTCTTGTGGTACGAGGGCCACCGCCGAGAGCGGAAGCCGTCGACGCTCCCACGGGCCGCAGGCGCAGGCGGCGGTGGCACGTCGGTCCGGACCGCGTACTTCTACGGCGGGTGGCTCGTCAGCACCGCGAAGCAAATCACGTTCGCGTCGAACACGGCTGAGACTGCCGCATGCGCGAACTACCTCCAGACGCTCACCCCGGCCGTCGGCAGCGGCCAGAATCCACGGATCTGCTACGTGATGCCAGACGACACCGGAGGCACGGGGTACGTGCTCGTCAATGGTGGGGGCTGCTGACGTGAGCAGCAAGCCGCAGATCTACACGTGGGCGTCGATCGGCGGTCAGGCGGAGCCTTCGCAGTACTGCGGCGACGTCGCGGCCGAGCGGACATATCCGCAGGTCGAGGGCGGTCCGTACGGGCCGTTCATCGAGAACCAGGGCGACTGGATCAGCGTCACGAAGGCAGCCGATTCGGAGTACGCAAACGGCGGCTGGTGCGGATTGGCCATCCGGTCTGACGGCACGCTGTGGACGTGGGGCGAGTCCCCGGTGAACATCTCGCACCGTCTGATGCATGGCGTCTACGGGTATTCGACCGAGATGCTCCAGGTCGGCACCGACACCGACTGGGTGAAATGCAACGGCGGGCTGCTCCTGAAAAGCGATGGGTCGATGTGGTCGATCGGGACGAACGCCAGGGGAGCACTCGGGCTGGGAGTGCTCGGTGGCACCTACCCCTTCGGCTGGACCGGGAGATTCTCGAACACCGTCGTAGCACGACTCCAGTCTTCGATCGAGTCAGTGACGCCGACCAGCACGGAGTTCTCAAGCAAACCCACGGCGTGGATCGAGGCGAGGACGTCCGACAGGTACACCACTCTCGACATCGAGACGGGCTTCGGCGGTGACATCGAGGCTGTGTGGTACGGGAGGATCGATGGCATATCCGTCACATCGTCCGGCGCCGGGTACATGTCACCGCCGGCCGTGACCATCATTCCCGTCGCAGCGGAAGACGCCGGCAAGGTCGCAACGGCAGAGGTCGCCGTGATGACTCCGTCGAAGACCGCCAGCTTTCGCGTCCTCGCGGGCGGGAGCGGGTACACCTTCGCATCGGTCAGAGACGGCAGGACGAACGCAGCAGCGACGGCTGTGATCACGGGGGGCGTGATCACGGGGTGGACGATGACCAGCGAAGGATCGGCGAACAGCCCGCTTCTGAAATATCCCGTCTACATCACCGGCGACGGAAACGGGGCACAGGCCGAGGCCGTCCCGTACCCCAGCGGCGTCACCGGCATCCGAATGCTGGAAAATCCAGAGATCTGGACCTCGCCCCCGAGGGTCTCCATTCAGGGCACAGCCACGGCGGTCGTCGACTCGTTGTCTGGTCCCGTTCAATCGTTCGAGATTGTCCATCCTGGGACTGGGTACTCCACCTCGTACGACAGCTACTACAACGCCGACAACCCGTACCACAACGCGTACGGGTACCGGCCATCGGGAGCCAGGGACCGTGTCCTCTACGCGGTCGCCAGCGACGGCGAAAAGACAGAGGTGGCTGGCATCGTCAATCTCACGCCGGCCCCAGTTCACGACCTCGCGTTTAACCTAGGCTTCACGCTTTCGGCCGGGAACGTCGTGTCCGTGTACTTCAACCGAGAGGGGCAAACACCGGCGATCGGCTGGTACGAGTTCGGAGGCAGCAACGGGTTGGTGCAGCCAGGCGACGGGTACTCAATCGAGCCCCCGGCGTACATCGTCTACGGTGGTGTCGCCGAGCCCCGGATGGTTTCGGCCGGACCGTGGAAAGACATTGATGGAATTGGCCAGACATCGCTCAACCTGGCCAACTACGGACGAACCGCCATCGACTCGTCGGGAAAGCTGTGGTGGTGGGGGCGGGGGAACAACGCCAGTGGCGTGTGGTCATACCCGACCCCTGTAGGCCAAGGCATTGCGATCGACGTCGACTCGACAGTCGGAATGACGTCGTCCGTTTCTGGACCGAACGCTGTTTCCGTTTCTCTGTCGGTCACGCCGCCTGATTCTCCGAGCGGCATTCAGGCGTCAGGAGGCGCGAACGGACAGTTCCTGTACGGATCGGCAGACTATGCGTTGCAACAGTTCTCGTACACGTACGGTCTGTTCACGACGACATTGATCAATCCAGGCATCGGCTACACGTCCGTTCCAGAAGTGACTTCGTCGCCCGCTGGAGTCGCCGCGACGGCCAGGCTTGTTGGGCCCGTCAACTTCACGCACGTTCATCGCGGCTTGGCGAGAGATGAGAACGGACAGTGGTGGAGCGTCGGCGCATACTCGGGCGGTGGAACAAGGCCAGTCTTCTTCACGGGGACGGAAACGAAGGAGACGGTAGACACATATCACGTGAACTGGTACTCGTCAAAGTCTGCGGTCAGTCCGTCCGTATCCGTGATGAGAGCTGCGTTCGTCGAGGAGCCGGGGTACGGATACAAGGCCGGAGACAAGCTCAGGGTTGTCGTCAACACTTACTCAGTTCAGACAACGACCGGACAGTTTTCCACGCCTACCGGGTACACGGAGGTGAAGAGCATCTCGCTGCTGCCAGCAGTGCAGACGTTCGAGCGTGAAGTGCAGACCGCAATGGCCGACGGATCGTTCCCGCCTGTTGTGGTGTACGGAGACATTGTGTCCGCATCGATCGTCTCCGCCACGGGGTCAGGGGCGACCGTGGTGGTAGTTGAACTTCCGAACTGGTCTGACGTTCTGCCGATGAGATGGGCCACTCTCTTCGGAGGCATGAAGCCAACGGCGTCCGGAAGTTTTATTCCGATGCCAGACTGGGTGAACCCGAACTCCTGGGCCAACTGGTACGGGCCTCCCTGGCTGGGGTCGGCTGTCAGGTCGATCGACTCGTCGTCTGTGCCAACGTACGGAAGCGGATACAGGGCCAGAGAGCTGGCCGGAGCCGTGGCGTATGACGGCGACTGGACGCTTCTGGGCGATGGCCAGATCAGAGACGATGCGAGGTGGTACGGGAGCAGCGACGACGCGACAAAAACATCCCGCAACCTGTCTCTCAAGCTGACGTCGACCGGAGCCGGCTACACCGATCCCGTCCGCGTCGAGCTGTCTCAGCCGGCCGGTGTGGCCTCGGCCCTCGCGACGCTCAACGGCAGTGTGGTGACGATCGGAGTCCTCGACAGCGGGGGCGGATACCAAACGCCTCCGTCCATCTCGATCGCCGGCGGAGCTACGGCGGATGCCGTCATCCAGGGCCCCGTAGACGCGGTGTCGGTCACCGCCGCCGGTAGCGGGTACCGGCTGCCACCTGTCGTCCGATTCTCCCAGCCAGGCGTGTCGGCCACAGCAACGTGCACGATCAACGCGAACGGCGGCGTGGCCGAGGTGGCGATCGCCGGCGGTGGGACGTACCGGGCCGCCCCGTCCGTGTCGTTTGAGCCTGTCCCGGACATCGACGCGATCACGGTCACCAACGCTGGCGGGAGCTACACGTCGGCGCCCGAGGTCAGGATCGTCGCTGGGGCCGGCGGCGGCTCCGGTGGGGCCGCCTACTGCACGCTCAACGGCAGCGGCGGCGTCGGCCAGGTAGTGATCACCAGCCGTGGCTCGGGGTACCTGGACACCCCGAGGGTGCTCTTCATCGGGGGCGGCGGCGACGGAGCCACGGCGGTGGCCTCTGTGGTCGCTCGCGGGTCAGGTGCCGCAGCGACCGCGACGATCAGCGGCAAGATGATCTTCGCGAAGGTCACCAACGGCGGCAGCGGATACCAGACCGCCCCGGAGGTCACCGCCACGGCGTCTCCGTCGGGCCAAGTGGCCATCCTCCAGGCAAGGATCTTGGGCCCCGTTTCGGCGGTGTCGCTCACCGACGGCGGGAGCGGGTACAACCCGCTCGATTACTACAACGGCGTGGTGACCGCCGCGTTCGAGAAAGAGTTCGAGCACACGGCCGGAAGCCTGTCGACGACCAACTCCTCCGGATCGGTGACCTCCGTATCGGTCACGTCCGGAGGTCTCTACCACAACGTCCCGTCGATCTCGTTCCGTGATACGTACGGAGCAAGATCGGACACGAACCTTTTTCGCAAAACGGTGAGCCTGTACGGCACGCAGGCCGCAGCCGGGCCGATCCGAAAGTCAGCCGGCAACACGAGCGGAGGCTACGGGCTCGACGGAAACAATCTCCACCTCTCCGCCGTGGGGCCGATCGGCGGCTTCGACAACATCGGCTACTACGGCTACGGTCTGGCGTTCTCGACTGCTCCGTCCATCACGGTCGAGGACGTCGCGGGGGCCGGGTGCGTGCTCTCTCCGGTGTGGGGCACGGGCGGGCGGCTGTCGTCGATTGGCGTCACGAATGGCGGGACGGGCTACACGTTCAACGCAAAGCTCGCGATCCGTGGTGGCCGCCGATACGTGTGGGACCACCAGGCCACGGCCACGGCGGTCGTCAACGCCAACGGTGAAGTCGTCGCGATCAACGTGACTTCAACAGGCGGAGGGTACAACGCCGTCCCGGACATCATCATCTCCGGCGGCGGAGGCACGGGCGCGACCGCGAGAGTCGCATCGTTCTCCTTCCAGGCTGACGGCCTCGGGATTGCGACGATCGCCGTTGCGAACAAGGGATCGGGTTACGCATACACGCCGACGGTGACGATCGTAGACAGGAACACACTCGGCAGCTCGTACGGCCCTGCCTTTGTCACGGACAACGCCGGAGTTTACCTGTCGTCTGCCATGCCCGAGTACGCCTGGCAAGACGTGCCACAACAGCGAAGCCTGAGCACGGTCGAGTATCTCAGTGCGAGGCTCGCCGACTGGCGGTTCCTGCCTCACTACGTCGACGGATGGGTGGAGTACCTCTACGTCTTCAACGGGAGCCGAGTCGCCGATCGAGCCTACGCGTCTTCGCCGTCGGTGACGATCTACGGCGCGGGCGGAGGTGGAGCTACAGGACAGGCCAAGCTCGTCAAGTGGTCGCCGGTGTTCTGCGAGAACATCGCGGTGAGGCTCGAATGATCCACCACTTCCTGATCTGCGGCATTCGCTACGCCTGGCGATACGTGAAACTCCGAGGCGGTGCCGAGGGGTGGGCGTACGTCGGGGGCGAGAAACCGAAAATCCTGATCGATTCCCGGCTCAGGAAACGAGCCAGACTGGAGACTGAGTGCCATGAGTTTCTTCACGCCGCAAATCCCACGCTCTCGGAGGAGCATGTCCACCAGCAGGCCCACGACCTCGCGAAAATCCTCTGGAGCCTCGGCTATCGCATCGTGGACTCCGTGGCTGAGTCTGGATAGACTGACCTCGATCCTGTCTCCGGAGGACCTCGACGAGATGCAAGACGAAATCGACGACGCCGCAGACATGGACACCGAGCTGGTCCTCGAAAACCCGAAGGACGTCGTCGGGGCCACGAAACTCCCGCTGCACCTCTGGCCGGCCACCGCCACGGCGCTCGGGTCGATCGCCCTCCACAACGGGGCGTGCAAGTACGGCCGGTCCAACTGGCGGAAAGCCGGCATCCGGGCCACCAGGTACACCGACGCTCTCCGCCGGCACATCGCCGCCTGGGAGGAAGGCGAGGAATGCGACGAGGAAGGCATCCCGCACCTCAGCTCCGCGCTCGCCTGCTTGGCGATCATGGTCGACGCCCGTGCCGCCGGCACGATGACGGACGACCGGCAGTTCCCCGGCGGCTACAAGAAACTCGTCGAGCAGCTCACGCCGCTCGTGAAAGCCGTCACGGACAAGCACGCCGACAAGGCTCCGAAGCACTGGACGATCGGAGACGCGACGTGAAAACCACCGCCCGGTCATGCGAGACGTGCTGGTTCTACCGTGAGATCAAAACCAATTTTGGCGTGTGCCGAAAAAACTCACCGAAGCCGGAGTCGATCATCGACCCCGACGAAGACGGCCACGGCGTGATCGCCATGTGGCCGCAGGTCATGCCGGACGACTGGTGTGGCGATCATCTCCCCGCGAGCCCGAGCGACGAATGAGCAAGGCAGTTTCGTTTCTCGTCGATCCTCCGATGCGACCCGCCCTGCGGCATCGCTGGAAGGCCCCAGACGGCCGGTACGGGGTGATCCCGCAGTGGCAGGTCGAGGACTTCCTCGAAGCCCTGGAGGGCGACGCTGACGTCGTCCTGGCCTACCCGTGCCGGGGCGTGACCCGAGTCGAGGTGCGTGCCGGCAAGGTCACGTACCTGGAGCCAGGTACCTGGTACGCGACCACGGTGAGGCCGCTCCATCGGTGGCACGAGTCCCCGTGCGACGGCGGAGCCCCCGCAGCGTACGAGCACGTCCGGACCCTCGAAGACGCCACGGAGCGGCACAAGGGCCGGGCGGACGAGCTGCTCCGGCAGATCATCCAGCTCCGCGAGCAGTACGGGCCCTACGAGCCCTCAGGCCTCCCGGAGGACATCCAGATCCTCGTGGACCTGGACGCCCTCCGGGAGCGAATGCACGCGTTCCTGGGGGCCGACGCCTGGCGGAAGATCCGGGACTCGTTCGAGCCCGTCCGCCAGGCGGTGCTGGTCAGCGGTGGTCAGCAGCCTTGAGCACCAGGACCTGGCCGGCGATCATCTGGGCGACCTCCTGGCTGCCGTAGGTCGAGTAGCTGATGAGATCCCCGATCACCGGGCGGGCCACGCGGGCCAGCTCCCGTGGCAGCTCGTCACGGGTGCATGCGAAGCCACCACTGATCACGCAGGCGTTGAGGCGGCCGTAGCAGACGTAGGCGGACATGGGTGGGCTCCTCAGTTCTTGTTGGCTCGGGCGATCAGAATCTCGGTGGCCTGGCGGACGACGATCTTGACTCGCTCGGCCGCGATGTCCTCGTCCTGGTAGAACGCCCACCGGGCCACCTGGCCGAGGGCGATCTCCAGGCATGTTCTGGCGTCAAGCACGCCGGCGTGGCGGAAGCCGTCCTCCCAGGCGTCGTCGGCGACGCGTTTGGCGACGTGGTCGAAAACTGGGGCGATGATTTTCTTTGCGGGGGTCACGGTCTGGTTCTCCTGGTGGGGTGTGTTCAGCCGGCGAGTGACGTCAGAACGGCTTCGAGCTGATCGCGGATCTCTCCGGCAGCGTTGGACTTGGCAGCCAGATCACGGACGGCGTCCTGGTCGCCGTAATCCTTCTGGGCCTCGATGTGGTCGTCGCAGTTGTCGACGTACTGCTGGAGGGCCTCCAGCACGGCGAAGAACTTGTCCTTCGAGTCGATCGAGATCGTCACGGAGGTCAGCGGCGAGGGCTTGAACTGCGGGATGCGGGGCAGGATGTCGACGACGGCCTCCCACACGTCGCACTCGTCGGATCCGAGCGACACGGTGTACTTCACGGCGGTGCTTCCGTTGCCACGGCCCCACGACTTCGCGGTTGCGAACGCGATTTCGCAGGCCTCTGAATGGTGGCCGCAGTTCTCGATCACCTGAAACGAGGTGGCCTGGCTGCCGATGCTCTTGAGCTGAAGGCTGTAGCTGTTCATGGGTCGAATCTCCTGGTTGGTGTCTCGGTCTCGTGTGGTCATTCTACGTACCTACCTCGGGCTGTCAACTGCTATCCAGACTCTATGACACGGTGGCCAACAAGACGGCTTTGGAGGGCCGCTTCCCGAAGGCGAAGGTGGCGTCCTTGTCCGACCGGGTGAGGGTCACGGTCACCCGGATCCGCTGGCCCTTGACGTCCTCCTCGGCCAGGGCCGCCGGCAGGGTCAGCCAGGCGGACCAGCCGGCGTCGGTCTTGACGATGATCTTCGTCACGGGGTCGCCCTGGAAGCCCTCGACCTCCTTGACGGACACCACCAGCCCCTCGATCTCGACCCGGCCCTCGGGGGCCTGGACACCGGCGGCGGCCAGAGCGGCGGACTGCTCGGCCCGCTCCTTGGCCCACTGCCGGCGACGGTCAATCCCCTCGAAGGCCCGGCCGACGGCGGCCACCTGGGCGTCCGACAGCCGGCCGCTGTGGGCCTTGGATCGGACGTCGCTCAGGAACTCGCTGTAGGCCACCTCGGGGTCGTTGCCGTCCAGGAGGCGGGCGATGGCCGGATTGGCCGCCTTGAGGGCCGCCAGGGCCTCTTGGCGGGTGGCCCGCTCGCGGTTGAGCTTGGCCTGCTTGCGGAGGGCCTGGAAGTCCTGGGCCGTCAAGCCGCTGAACCGGTTGTCCAGACATTGCTCGCCGACGCAGATGAACTCTTTGACGTCGTCCCGTACCAGCAGGGCGAAGTACCGGATGCGGGCACCGCAGTGGCCGCAGTTCTCGATGCTGCCGGGGCCCGACCGGTACCCATCGGCCAGGAGCCGGCGAACGGTCTCCTGAAACTCGATGAGGGGATTGGGGCCGAAGAAGAATCCCTCTGGGCTGTTGTCCCAGCAGCCGTAGCAGGCGTAGGCGGCGGGGTCGAAGCCGGCGGCGGACGGGGCGTGGATGTCGGTTCTCTTGTCGCACATGGTCGTGATCCTCCTGGTTGGTGTCTCGGTCTCGTGAGGTCATTCTACGTAACGACTTAGGGCCGTCAAGCCCTATGACACGATGATGTTCACGGCTCCGTTCCCGACGACGCGGCCCTCATCGTCCTTGACCTCGAACTCGACCACCTTGCTGCCGTTTGCCGTCCCCCACAGCACGGCAAGCTGCCGGGCGTGGTTGACGGCTCTGTCTGCTCCCCGGATGCCGGGGACTTTCCGCGTCTCGGTGACCTCGCCGTTCGAGGTCTTCAGCGTCATGTAGTGGGGCATGGTTTTCTCCAGCTTTCGAGGATTCGATCTCGGTCCTTCCGAAACTCCAGG